TCCGCTTGATGACTACTTGGCAAGAGGGCGGAGAATCCTTTTTGAAGGAGAACCGGACAATGGATTTTTGCCGTTTATCTGTTGCCTAAAAAACAAGGACCAGGTGCACGATCCGGAAAACTGGTACATGGCAAATCCATCACTGTATTACTTTCCAAATCTCAAAAAAGAGACAGAGGAAGAATACCGAGACTGGTGTGAACATCCGGAGCAGAATGTTGATTTCCTGCCGAAACGCATGGGAATCCGCTCAGGGTTCAAGGAAGTATCAGTAACTGATTACGAAAAAATTCTGGCGACCAACAAACCACAGGAAATCGCACCTGGAACAAGCTGCGTGGTTGGAATCGACTACGCTGAATTGTCTGACTGGGCGGCTGTAAATCTCCATTTTCGGAAGGGGGATAAGCGGTATGACATCAATCACGCGTGGATATGCCGGGATTCAAAAACGCTTTCCCGCGTGCATGCGCCGTGGAAGGATTGGGTGGAAGCGGGACACTGCACATTTGTGGATGACGTAAGCATACACCCGGATGCCATAGCGGAGTATATTGCAGATATGGCAAAGAAATACAACGTGAGAATGCTGGGGCTCGACCATTACCGGTGGACGCTGCTGTCAGATTCGCTGAAAAAAATCGGTTTTACAGCCGACGATAAAAAACGGGTGAAACTGATACGACCGTCTGACATAATGCAAGTCGAGCCGGTGATACAGGAATGCTTTGACCGGGAGTATTTCCATTGGGGAAACAATCCGTGCCTGCGGTGGGCAGTCAACAACACGAAGCGTGTCCGCAGCTCGAAAAAACAGGGCGTGGACACGGGAAACTACATTTACGCGAAAATCGAGGGAAAAAGCCGAAAGACTGACCCGTTTATGGCACTTGTCGCTGCAATGGTTTGTGAACCAGTACTGGGCGATGGTGTACCGCTGTCTGTCCCGAAAATTGGAGCAATATCGTTATAGGAGAGTTTGAAAATGGCACTGAAATTCTTTGATTTTCTGCATAGAAAGCGGGAAATCACCGAAACACGCGACATAGAATGCCGCGAACTGTTTGAAGCGGCGCAGGAATATGAAATGCGCGAGCTTTGCTTTTGGTGGTGTGTTAACATGATCGCGAATGCCATGGGGCGGTGTGAGTTTCGCACGTTCCGCGGAGGAGAGGAAATTCGTGAAGCTGAATACTACATGTGGAATGTGGAACCTAACGAAAACCAAAACTCGACTGCATTTATGCACAAACTGATTGCGATGCTATGCACAAACGGTGAAGCACTGGTAATTAATACCAGACCAATTGACGGACGTGAAACACTGGTTGTGGCTGATAGTTACATGGAACCAAAGCTATTCCCCGCGAAACAAAATGAGTATACCGGCGTAATTGTCGGGGAGATTGCATACGACAAGACATTCCGAGAGAGGGATGTTTTGCACATGAAATTGAACCACGTAAACATTCGACCGGTACTGAATGGACTGTATACTTCGTATTATCGGCTTGTAGAATCTGCAATGCGGGCATACAACTGGAAAAATGGACAGCATTGGAAGGTTCATGTAAATCAAATTGCCCAGGGTGATGATTTTACGAAAAAATTCGCACAGATGCTCGAAGAACAATTCAAGCCATTTATTGAATCAAATGGTGCGATCCTTCCGGAGTTTGATGGATATGCATACGAAAACGCAAGCAAGGGCGAACCCGCAAAGGACACCCGTGATATTAAATCGTTGTTTATGGACATTCTGGAATTCACTGCCGGATCTTTCAACATACCCGCTGTATTAATGGGGGGGAAGGTGGAAGGAACACAGGATGCAAACACACGATTCTTAACCAACTGCATTGATCCTATATGCGACCAGTTGGGAGAGGAAGCCACACGTAAACGATATGGATATAACGGGTGGAAACGCGGAGATTACATCATGGTGGACTCATCCGCGATTATCCACTTTGATTTGTTTGAAAATGCGGCGAATGTTGAAAAACTGATCGGATCCGGCGGATTTACGATCAACGATGTGCGTCGCGCTGCCGGACAGGCAGTAATCAATGAACCATGGGCAAACAAGCATTTTATGACGCTTAACATCTCGGACATGTCCCAGAGTACGCGCCAGCTTGAAAATGGAAAAGGAGGTGAAAACAGTGGAAAATAAACGAATGTGGGAAATTAAGCAGCAGGCGGACACCCCCGGAACCCTTCAGCTGTACATTTACGGCGATGTAAAAGGCGACAGGCGTAGTTGGTGGACTGGAGAGGTTGAGGAAAGCCAAACAAGCGCAGAACATTTCAAGAAGGAACTTGCCTCGCACGCGAATGTGAAGCAGATTGATATCTATATCAACTCATACGGAGGAAGCGTATTCGAGGGTACCGCGATTTACAGCCAGCTCAAACGCCATCCGGCACATAAGACGGTGTATGTAGATGGATTTGCATGCTCCATTGCGTCCGTGATTGCAATGGCGGGTGATGAAATCGTTATGCCGCGCAATGCGCTGATGATGATCCATAACATGTGGATGGGTGTAGAAGGAAATTCAGCTGAACTGCGCAAGGCGGCGGATGATCTCGACAAAATCAATGAAGCCGGGCGTGAAGCCTATCTGCAGAGGGCAGGAGATAAGCTATCTGCAGACAAACTGCGTGAACTGCAGGATGCGGAAACATGGTTGAATGCGCAGGAGTGCATCGAATACGGTCTTGCTGATCGTTACGCCGAAAAAGATGCGGATATGACCAAGGCGGCAGAAGTGGTGCAGAGTATCACCGCAAATGTGCAACAGCGCATCAAGTATCATCAAGCCATCGCCGCACAGCTTCGCCAGCTTGCTGCACCGCCGGAGCCGCCAAAAGAACCGGAACCGGCGCATAAATCCCAGCAAAATACCAAGCCCAGCCTAATGGAGATCATGGCGGGGCTTTAATTATGCCAAAATTTGAAAGGAGATATACACTATGCAGAACAACGACAAACTTACCAGAGATCAGATCAGAGAGGCAATGCAGTCTGCTCTGAAAAACAATGACGGCGCGGCATATGTAGCCGCGTTTGACCAGATGATGGAGCATGTGGCGGCAGAAGTACGCGCGGAATGCGATGAGCGCATGAGCGGTATCGAGCAGGAGACCACATCCCGCGTCCTTGCGGCACGTGGCGTACGTCAGCTTACCAAAGAAGAGCACGATTATTACAACAAGGTCGCAGGCGCAATGAAGTCCGCAGACCCCAAAGCGGCACTTTCCAATGTAGACCTTGCGATGCCGGAAACTGTAATCAACAGTGTTTTTGATGATCTGCGCACCAATCATCCGCTGCTTTCCAAGATCAACTTTATGCCCACCAAGGGCGGAATCAAACTGCTCATGAACACCAACGGGCACGACTTGGCGGCTTGGGGAAAGCTTTGTTCTGAAATCATCGAAGAACTGTCCGCCGGGCTGAAAGAAGTTGATTCTTCCCTCAACAAGCTTACCGCGTTTCTGCCTGTTTGTAAGGCTATGCTGGATCTTGGTCCGGAATGGCTTGACCGCTTTGTGAGAGAAACTCTTTATGAGGCTCTGGCATGCGGGCTGGAACATGGAATCATTGCCGGTACCGGTAAAGATATGCCCATCGGAATGGACAGACAGGTTGGTGATGATGTGTCTGTGACCGGCGGCGAATATCCCAGAAAAAACGCAGTGGCAGTCACCGAGTTTACCCCCGAATCCATCGGCACTCTTCTGGGCGGCATGGCGGTTGCTCCCAATGGCAAGCAGAGACAGGTGAGAAATGTGATTCTAATTGTAAGCTCTGCCGACTATTACAGCAAGGTAATGCCCGCCACTACGGTCATGGCTCCCGACGGCACTTACAGAAATGATGTGCTTCCCTATCCGATGACCGTAATCCAGTCAGCGGAAATGGATGCTGGGAAGGCTCTGATCGGTCTCGCAGATCGTTACTTTGCGGCGGCTGGAATGGGCGTTGCGGGAAGAATTGAATACTCCGACGAGTATCACTTCCTCGAAGATGAACGCGTATACCTTGTAAAGCTGTACGCAAATGGCATGCCGATGGATAACAATGCATTCCAGCTCCTTGACATCAGCGGTCTGAAGCCCAAGACTCTGAAGGTTGAAACCGTAACTGTGGAGGCGTAACCGATGCTGCGTCACAATCTACCCGATGGGCTGCTTGCTGACGTAAAGGCATACTTGAACATCACATGGGAAGATGAGACCACCGATACCAAAATCGGCGGTCTCATCGCTTCCGGCATGGTGTACCTTGATGGCAAATATGGCGGCGAAGCGAATTATACCGCGGATGGTCTTCCCCGCACGCTGCTTTTTGAATATGTGCGGTATGGGCGTGACGCGGCACTTGATGTATTTGAAAACAACTACATGAACTTGATTCTGGCAATGCAGAATGAGAGAAGGGTGGGGTTGTATGTGGCGAGCACCAAACAGACCGAAACGCGAAGTATCGCAGACGTACAATGATGGTGTTGTGACCGTTTATCGAGTGACAGATAGTGCTGTGCCTGGGAACATGCCGGTTATTGATACTGAAAAATGCGCGGTGCTGCATTACGAGGAGCAACGGCTTGGAATCACGCGGTATTATGCTGCAGCTCAGACAATGGCGCAAGTAGAGCGCGTAATCCGTGTGCCACGTCGTGACGGAATTGATGCACAGATGATGGCGATTACCGAAGATGGCAGAAAGTACCGCATTGATCTTGTTCAGACGGTAATGGACGTTTTTCCGCCATCTCTTGATCTTACGTTGTCAAAGGTGACACATAATGCGGAGGTGAAGCAACGTGAGATGGTATGACAGAATCAAGGCAGCGCATCTTGCGGTTACCGACGAAGTATCACATTACGCCCGTTTGAAATCTGATCGCTACTTTGTGTGGCAGGAAGACGGAGACAACCAACTTCGCGCCGGAAATGCACTGTGCGAGAGGGCGGTATCCGGAACAACGGATTTATATACCAAGATTGAGTATGACCCGTGGATTGACGAATTGCAGAAGGCGTTCGACACCCACGGGATTTCGTGGTATTTGAACTCTGTACAGTACGAGGAGGACACCGGTTTCATTCACACCGAATGGGTGTGGGAGGTGGATGATGGCGCGGATATCGTTTAAGGGGTTACAGCAATATGAATTGCAACTGTCGAAACTCCGTGACGGAACCCGTGAAATTGCTGAAAAAGCAGTATTTGAAGGTGCGAATATCATTGCGGATGAGGTAAAAAAGAACCTTAATTCCATTAACAGTACTTCGCAGATGCTGGCGATAAAAGCATTTGCAAATCAAACACCAACATATATCACCGAGGAAGCCAAAAAGGGACTGATAGAGTCGTTCGGTATTACGCCTCTGCGGGATGATGATGGATATTACAACGTGAAAGTCGGTTTTGACGGTTACAACAGTGTAGTTACCAAAAAATATCCCAAAGGACAGCCAAACAACATGATCGCAAGGTCTTGCGAATCAGGCAGCTCATCGATGATCAAGCAGCCTTTTATGAGAACGGCTGTAAATGCCAAGAAAAAAGAAGCAGAACAGAAAATGGCGGAAATAATTTCCGCAGAGATTGAAAAGAAAATGGAGGGTTAACAAATGGCAACAATCGGACTTTCGAAGCCATATTATGCGAAATATAACTACGATCCGGTTACCGGGAAAGTTACTTACAGCGACGGCGGCTTGATGGGAAAGCTTATTGAGATGACCGTAGAACCGGAAGCAACGGACGATTCGAACCTGTATGCAGACAACGGTATTGCAGAATCGGAACGTGCTTTTGTAGGCGGTAATGTATCCATCACCACCGATCATCTCACGCAGGAAGTATCCAAGGCGATTCTCGGAGTAGCGGAAACAACGGAAACCGTGGAAGGCATTGATGAGGATATCAAGGTGCTGGATTTTGATGATGACATGGAACAGCCGGAACTTGGTTTTGGAGATATTATCAAAGCCAAGAAAAATGGCGAACTGATCTGGCGTGTAATGATCCTCTGCAGAATCAAGTTTTCCATCCCTGCTGAAAATGCAACCACACAGGGCGAGAACATTGAATGGCAGACCCCTGAACTGAACGGAACGCTGATGAAGTCAGAGGCTGGAAAACATCCATGGAAGAGAATCGTTGATTTCAAGAGCGAAGAAAACGCAGAGAAGTACATCAAGCACTATCTCAACATTCCCGCAAGTGTATAAACGGAGGGGATGAACTATGAAAACGGCAAAGCTGGAGCTCAACGGCAAGACATATACCATGTGCTTTTCCCTGCGCGTCACGCGCGACCTTACGGAGCGATTCGGAGGCATGGACGGCATGCAGGAAGCCGTTACTTCCAAAGATACCTCCAAAGCCCTTGATGCGGTTGTGTGGATGCTGGCGGCAATGAGCCGCGCAGGAACGCTTTATGATAAACGCTGTGGAATCGAGACAGAAGAACCGCTGACAGAGGATGATCTCTTTGACGGTACCGGCGTTGACGATCTGCAGAATCTCCGTGCGAAGATGTTTGAAACCATCACCGCCGGACAGACAGCCGACATCAAGGTGGAGGCGGAAAAAAACGCCGAAACCAGTCCGGGGGCAGAATAACCCCGGACTGGTTTCTTTGGTATGGGTTGAAAATCGGACTTACCTATGCTGAGACGCTTGATCTTCCCATCGGCGAGCTGCTGAACCTGATAGCAATTGAGCAGATCAAGCACGAAGGGGCAAAACGCCGTGTGGTCCTAACGGATGAAGAGGCGTTTGATTTTATCGACACATGGGAGGATTAAGCGATGGCAACAAACATAGGACCGAAAATCGGTATAGACGGCGAAGCCGAGTTTCGGAAGCAAATAAGCACAATAAACCAGCAAATCAAGACGCTTGGAAGCGAAATGAAGGTAGTAACATCTGCATTCGCCGAAAATGCAGAATCGCAGGATGCGCTTACGGCAAAATCGAGCGTACTTGAAAAGACAATGGACGCACAACGTGCGAAAGTTGATATGCTTGCGCGAGCTGTGCAGGAATCCGCAAGTGCGTTCGGCGAGAATGATGTCAAAACGTTGAAATGGAAACAGGTACTTAACGAAGCAACTGCCGAACTGAACAGCATCCAAAATGAAATGAACGGCATGCAGAAGGAATTAGAACAATCCTCTGACGGAATCGAAGACATGGCGGACACCATGCGGGAATCTGAAAGCAGGATGGAAAAATTCAAATCTGCGATGTCGGGCATTGGTGGCGCACTTGCGGCGGTGGGGACAACAATCGCAGCCGGAACCGCCGCGATTGCAGCCGGTGTGACGGCTGCAGGCAGTGCTATTGTATCTATGACCTCAACAGCTGCACAGAATGCGGACAACATCAATACCTTGTCAAAACAGTATGGTCTTTCGGTGGAGGAAATCCAAAAATATCAATTTGCATCCGAGCAGATTGATGTTTCATTGGAAACACTGACGGGATCCATGTCAAAACTGACCAAAA